CCTTTGCAGATGTCTCAGGTAATACACAATCGATGTAATCTAACATAATCATGTCAATTTTTGTTCCGTCAGCAATGATTTTTCTAACTTGATTCTTTAATTGATTCATAGTCATAGTATCAGATGCTAACTTCTTCAAAATTAACTTGTTTTTCATAGTTTCTTGGATGTCAGTTATTTTACCCATAACCTCATCTCTATGATTAGCCAATTCATCAGGTGCAATACCCGTCCAAATGGTGAAGTGTTTTCTTTGGACAATCTTTGGGTTGTCTTCAAAAAATACTTGAAGAACATTATATCCCATATTAAATGCGGTGTTTGCTATCTTAGTTAATATAGTTGTTTTACCAACCCCTGTTGGAGCTAAAATAACACCTATCTCTCCTTTTGCTAACCCACCTTTTAATAATCTGTCAATACCTGGTATTCCCATTGGAATTGGGTGTCTATAATCCTCGTCCAATACGGTTTCCAACTCTGAAAAGATATCTGTTTGTCCTTTTTCAATTTCACCTACTTGTAAAGCCTCTCTCACTAATCCTTCAACTTTATCGTAGGATTCAAAATCACCTTGTGTGATAATTTTTTGTGCTTTGTCCATAGCCTTTTGAAGTTCCTGTTGTTTACAGAACTTTAAAGCTTTTTCTTGGACAAATTGAGTTCCTTCAAATGGAGCCTCTTTAACTTGCTTCAATGTGTCTAACACAATTTTAGCAACCATTTCTTGAGTGACCTCGGATTTAATAATTTGTTCAAGGGTTTCGAAGTTAGGCGTAGACTCATACTTAACATAGTATTCCTTAATCATCTGTAAGATGATTTTGAAGTACTTGTTGTCGAAATAAGATGCTTCGATAACGTCGATAATAGACGATGAAAAATCTTTGTCTACTACAATCTGGTTAAGTAATTGAATCTGAAAAGTGTTCCCTAAATAATCGAAATTTTTGTTCATAATTTGTTATAATGTATCCCCTGTATTATTAAATAGTTACTTACTAAGGTCAAATTCCAAATATTTGTAAGTTAATTTCTGAGTTGAAAAAATGTCAGTCAACTCTCTTAGAATCTCTTTTAAAAATGGTCGTACGTCAACCGTATAACGAACTTTTGGTGGGAAGAATTTTCCATCAAAAACTCTATGACAAATTGTCGTGTCCCCAACCTTAATAAAAAGGTTAAAAACTTCAGGTCCTTCGGTATACGAAGTGTTCATAATTGACGGGTCGTGAGTAATGGCATCTCTGTTGTCCATCATGTAAATAACCGTTTTCATTTTCAGGTGATACTGAAGTTGGTCTTTAATTTGACTAACGGTTTCGTACAACTCTACAGAGTTTTTTGCCTTTTGGTTGAACCCTCTCACATTGAAAAATCTTTGGACCACGATATTATCGTTAAGGGTCAAAAGGAATTCCATCTTTGTGCTGTCTTGCTCTTTCATGTTTGTTTAATTTTTGTTTGTGTTTCGTTTTTCTTTTCTTGTTAATTTCATAAATGGTCGGAGGAAGTTTACCCAAGCTTCATCATTTTTGGGTAAGTACTTGAAGAGTCCGTCATCCATCATCATTCTCATCAAGTTTTTATATCCTCTGTCTGTGGGGTCAATGGTGTCGGTGTGGATTTGTTCTACGAGTTCTTTACCGTCATCGGTAATTAACGGATTGTGGAGGTCCACAATCTTTTTATTTGTCTCATAGAACTGTTCACCAAGTATACCACATTTTGTTCGTCCTGTCAAAATATTTTCTAATGCTTTTGGTTTTTTCTTCTGCTGGTTATTTCGTGCAATATCCAATATTTCTTCGATAGTGCATGGTTTTTCCAACATTTGTGGGAATAATTTTACCAAAGTTTTTTCACCCAAGAGTTCAATTCCGTCAATGTTGTCGGATTTATCTCCCGTAAGAATTTTTGTTAATAAAACGTTAGTATGCGGTATATCAACCTTATTGATTGTAATCTTATCTCCATTCTTAAAGTATTGTTTTGATGTTGGAGAATAGATGGTAACCCTTTTGGATATAAGTTGTGTTAGGTCTTTGTCCGCCGAGAATATAATAATTTGTTCGTCAGTTGAGATGTTTGCATAATATGCAATTAGGTCATCAGCCTCATTATTGACCATCTCAACTTGGCGTACGAATATTTCCTCAAGGTATTGTTTAACCCGAGCTTTCTGTTGAAGATATGATTCGTACTTATACTCATTCATATCTTGTCTACGATTTGCCTTGTATTGTGGATATATGGATTTCCTGATAGATGAATTTGAGTCTCCGTCCCAAAAGACCACAACCTTATCGTGATTATGTTCCTCCAAGAACTTTCTTAAGATGTTGATAAAATGGTAGATTCCACCTAAGTGGTCTCCACCATTATACAACTCTTTTACTCCGTGAAATCCTATTTTAAACAGATTGTCTCCGTCTACTAATAATGTCTTAATCACAATCTGTGATTTAAATGTGAAACAATATACTAATCTTCTTTTTCTTCTTTCAAAGTGAACTCACCATCAGAACCGATAATATCTTTCCAATAGTCAGCGTATTCTTTTTTGTAAGCCTCAATAGATGCTTTTTCTTCTGCCGCTTCCTTACCCGCTAAGAAACCGTGTGGTGTTACAATTATCTTACCATCTTCATAACCCAAACCATTAATGTGGTTTTTCATTACAGAGATTTTAGTTCTAATTGCAAACTTAATACTTCTCTTGTCTTTTGTTGCCGTAATCTTATTAGTTCCCGCACCTTTTTGGTTACCAAATAAAAACACCAAAGATGAGTTTAACCAAATCGCCTCACCACCCTTAGCCTTAATTTTTGGTTGACCAAACGGATTGTCTGGTAGTTCAACCCAAGGTTGGTTAACAATAACCAAAGTGTTTTCGTATTTTGAATCAGCTTTACGTGAACCTGAAATACGTTGGTTGATACCCATACCGATTTTGTCTGCAAGTGTTGATGCGTTGTGTTGTTTACCACCTTTACCTTCGAAAGTCATCTTACAAGGAACAGAACCAACTGAGTCCCATAGGAACAATAAACTATAATCTAACTCACCTTTTTCTTGAGCATCCAACAAACTATTGATGTAATCTGTAATTTGTTCGATGTAGTCAAAGTTATTATTGAAGATGTAAAATCCATCCCAATCTAATTCCCCTGTCTCTTCATCAACAACCTCTTCACATTGGAATCCCATCAACTTAGCGTGTTCAAAACTCCATTTTTGTTCTGTGATGATGAATACAGGAAGAATTCCTTTTTTCTGAGCATCTACTGCTGTTTTTACCAAGGCGGTTGTTTTACCTGTGTCTGAGTGACCAAGTAACATATTTAAATGTCCAATGGCTGGACCTGGAAGTCCAACGGCATCCAAGAAGTCAGGACCCAAATCAAAAAATCTTTGTGGTTTATATTTTGCTGAAGTGGAAAACTTCTTTTTTAAACTTTCGAAATCGTTTTTCTTAATTGCCATTTTCTATTCTTTTGATATTAGGTAATTTATTTACTTTGTTCTTGGTGTAAAAGATACTGTCCTCTTCGTAAAGAGTTCCGAGTTCTTCTTCATGGAAGGTTACGATTCTAATAACCGAAGTACCGTCCTCATCTTCATCTTTTAACATACCAAACAAAACAGTATCACCAATCTGCTTACTTCTACCTGAGAAGTAACTTTTATCTTTTAACTGACTTAAAATTTCATAGGATAATATTTTATTATCTCTTAATTGTAAATCAATTTCTTCTTTAAACGTCATGTAAAAAAAATTAAAGGGTGGGGGATTCCCACCCTTGTTATAAATTAGAACGGTAAATCACCGTCTGGTTCGTCATTAACTTGTGGGTCAACTGACTTAGCGGATGACTTTGGTTTTCCACCACCAATAGAAGTTTCTTCTACTGAGCTGTCACCATATACATAACCACCTTTTTCAGAATCCCATTTTGGTGTTTCACCTCTTGCGATTGCCTCAAGATATTCAACAGGTTTTTTTGAATATACATCCAACCATGTTAACTCATCAGTAATCCACTCTTTTGCTGTATCAGCATCTTGGTGAACTGTAGTTGGGTCGTCATACAT